CACCTTGGCTGTGTATATGACTGCCTACAAAGGAACTGTGTATATTCAAGGTACATTGGATAATAGTCCAGCCAGTTCTGGAAACTATGTAACACTGAACACAAAGACATATAATGGATTTACCGGAATTGACTATACCAATATCAATGGTGTATTCACTTACATTCGAATAATGCATGTTCCGGCAACCGCCCCAGGAGAATCAGATAATGATAATCCTGCTTTCTACGGATCGCTTGACAAAGTTCTCTATAGAAGTTAAACTTAGTGCATGAACGAAATTCAGGATGCCCTGACTGCACTACTGCCACCTAAACGAAAAACTACTCCTAGTGGGTGGACAAGTTTCAACGGTGTCTGTTGTCATCATAGAGGTGAAAAGCCCGACGATAGACTGCGTGGTGGTATGATGTCCACAGCACAAGGTGGATTCACTTATCATTGTTTCAACTGTGGTTTTAAAGCAGGATGGGGCCCGGGCAAGTTGCTAAGTAACAATACTAAACAACTATTCCGTTGGTTGGGTATGAGCGAAACTGACATAGGTAAACTTGGACTTATAGTATTAAAACTCAAAGACGACCAACCTGTTGGTAAAAAAGAACTAAAGTTTGAACTGTTAGAAAAACCACTTCCAGAAGATTGCCTGCCTATAAATCAATGGATTGAAGCAGGTGCCACAGACCAGGAACTATTAGACGTCATTAACTATCTCGTAGAAGAGCGCAAGGTAGGGTGGGATTGGTACAACTGGCATTGGAGTGCGGCGCCTGGATTCCGTGATAGAGTTATTATACCCTTTTATCACAATGGTAAAATTGTGGGCTATACTGGTCGTAAAATTAAACCAGGCAAACCCAAATACCTTACAGATGCACAACCAGGATATTTGTTTAACTTAGATGCACAGATCTATGATAGACAATATGTTATAGTAGTAGAAGGGCAGTTTGATGCCATTGCCGTAGATGGTGTGGCTATCATGCACAATGAACCTAACGAAACACAATGCGCCAGGATCAAAGCCCTAGGCAAAGAAATTATTGTAGTACCCGATAGAGATCGCCCGGGTGCTAAAATGCTCAAGGCTGCCATAGACAACGGCTGGAGTGCCAGTTTGCCGCCTTGGGAAGATGATATTAAAGATGTTGCTGATGCAGTTAAAAGATATGGCAGACTATATGTGCTAACCACAATCTTGAACTACAAAGTCAGCAACGAGATAAAAATACAATTACTAAAGAAAAAACTAGAAGCACTAAACGATGATTAAAACTGATTACAATTTCAACATACAAAAACTATACATAGAGATGTTTCTCTCAGATGCAGAAACATTTATACGCTGTCAAAACATCTTTGATCACGAAAACTTTGATCAAAGATTGCAGGACTCTGCGGAATTTATTAACAAGTATGTTGATGAATATAAGGTCATGCCCGAAGCCAATATTGTTAATGCAAGTTGCAAAATGGATTTTAATCCAGCACCCTTGCCCAGAGAAAACTATGATTGGCTAATGAATGAGTTTGAGAATTTTAGCAGACACAAGGGTTTGGAACGAGCAATTATCAAGAGCAGTGATCTATTAGAAGCAGGCGACTATGGTCCAGTTGAAAAACTGATCAAAGACGCTATCCAGATCAGTCTAAACAAGGATATGGGCACTGACTACTTTGAAGATCCTAGAGAACGCTTGACTGCACTCAAAGACGGAAATGGACAGATATCTACAGGATGGCCCAGCATTGATAAGAAACTCTATGGTGGATTTAACCGCGGTGAGTTGAATATCTTCTGTGCAGGATCAGGTGGTGGTAAGAGTTTGTTCCTGGCTAACTTGGGAGTGAACTGGGCACAGCAAGGACTTAATGTACTGTACTTGACTTTTGAGTTGAGCGAGAAATTAGTGGCCATGCGCTTGGATTCTATGACCACAGGTATTCCAACTCGTGAGATTTTCAAGAACATCGATGACGTGGAATTGAAGGTTAAAATGATGGAAAAGAAGGCGGGAAGTATGCAGATCAAGTATATGCCCTCAGGTAAAAATTGTAACGATATTCGAGCCTATTTGAAGGAATATCAGGTCAAAAAAGGCGTGAAACCAGACGTTTTGTTAATAGATTACCTGGATTTGATGATGCCGTTATCTGTGAAGGTATCGCCCAGCGATCTGTTTGTAAAAGACAAATATGTGTCAGAAGAGATCCGTAACCTGGCCATGGAAACCCAATGTGTAACTGTTACAGCGTCACAGTTGAACCGTGCGGCTGTTGAAGAAATTGAGTTTGATCACAGCCATATCTCGGGTGGTTTATCAAAGATTATGACAGCGGATAATGTCATAGGTATCTTCACAAGTCGTGCTATGAAAGAACGTGGACGCTATCAAATACAGTTTATGAAGACACGTAGTTCGAGTGGTGTTGGACAGAAAGTTGATTTAGAATTTAATGTAGATACTCTGCGTATCACAGACCTAGGTGAGGAAGAAGAATCCAGTTTTAGCCAACAGCGGGCACAGGGACAGAGTTCAATGATGAGCAATCTTAAACGCACCAGTGTGGTGAGTACATCTACTTCAGATGATCAACCTGCATCAACATCATGGGAGCGTGCCAGTCCTAAAGAAGGATTCAATCTAGAGAAACCCAAGGCCAAGCCCTCAGCAGGGCCTAGTATCCGTAATATGTTGAATAACCTAAATCCTGAAAAGGATTAAAACCAAGCGTTCACTGCCAGTTTAGCACTGGCTTCTAACACAGAACGCCATTGATCTGAACCATCACGGCCAAACACATTGGCAGCGGTAGCGGGCACAGTTTCCCAGTTATGTGAACTACTGGGGTCTTCTACCTGTTGATCTAAATCCCCTTCTTCCCAGGTCCAATACCCTGCACAAGGTTTGAAATGCTCGGGACCTTCTCCGCGACTGATAGCGGCCAACACAGATATATCATTGGTCACAGATAGTTCTTCATTGATAACCACAGTGGTAAGTCCGGCCCAATCGCTGCTGTGTACCACATGGATTTTGTTTCTATTGTTGTTGCCCCCGTGATAGATAGGGCAGTCGCCCTCGTACCATATACCAAGATCACGGGCCACAGTGGTCAATGTTAGATCCGGTATTACACGATTGATCTGTAAACCTACACTGAGTTTGGGACTGTGGTTGGTTATTAAGATCACTGCTTGATCCAACTCATCTCGGGGATTTGCTGGATTAGCGGCTAACAGGTGTGATTGTAAATTTTTATTGGTCATACAAGAATATTTACCGCATAAATATGTAATCATGAACTTTGCTGAAATTGCCGATCCCATAGCCTATAACCCCGTACTGAACCCAAAACTATGGGAAGGTTCGGGCCAATTAAAAAGTCAAGTACGAGGTGCTCTACTGCGTATTGCCCAAGACTTCAAAGACTATGTAGACATACCATTTACCGTGGTAGACGTGATAATCACGGGCAGTAATGTCAACTATAACTATACTGGTAAAAGCGATCTAGATCTGCACCTAATTGCGGACTTTGACAGTGTGAACTGTGATCGTGAGGCCGCTGAATTATTTGACACCAAACGCTTGTTGTACGCAGAAGAACACAACATAGAAGTCTACGGCATACCCGTGGGACTGTATGTGGAAGATCAAGATCATCCAGGTGTCAGCGCAGGCAGTTACAGCATCATGCGTGATCAGTGGTTGAACAAACCCAGCAAAGATCAGCCCAAGTACGATGCTGACCAAGTGATCAAAATGACACAGGTTTGGCGGACAGTTATTCAACATGCTATGCAAACTGGGGATTTACAAGTCTGCAGAAACACTGTACAATTACTGCGTAAGTACAGGAAATTAGGGTTGGCACAGCCACAAGGTGAATTCAGCACAGCCAATTTGGTCTACAAGGCCCTGCGCAACGATGACGTTATTGCGGCCATGACAACCTTGATTAATCGCTTACATGATCAACAACTAAGCCTAAGAAAATAAACAAAATGACTCAGACAATTTATCTAGACATGGATGGCGTTCTTGCCGACTTCAACACCGCAGCCAGAGCCTATCTTAAAGCATCGAAAGATGAAGAACTGGCAGCAGAACGCCAGGGACGATGGCCCGAACAATCATGGCAAAAACTCAGATATGCACCTAACTTTTACCGCCATTTACCCAAGATGCCCCAGGCTGATCAACTGGTCGATCTGGCCTATAGATTCCACAATGAACTGGGTTGGCGCTTGAGAATACTCACGGCCATACCCACTAACAACGAAGTACAGGATGTGTTTCAGGACAAGTTTGAGTGGATGCAGGAGCACTACCCGGGCATTAGAATCTGCTTTGGTCCCTACAGTGGGGACAAGCACCATCATGCTGAGCCAGGTGACATACTGGTAGATGATCGTACCAGTAACTGCGATCAGTGGCAGCGAGCAGGTGGCGTGGCTGTGCAGGTACGATCGGGCCAATACTCAGCAGCATTGACACAGTTAGAACAGATCCTGAAC